GAACGCGCTCTATTTCTTTCATAGGCTTGCCGTCATCAACAGGTAATGGGACAATAAGGCACATATAAAGGGTGCACATGGCTACAGTAAATCCATCATGGGTAATGACCTACGACTCACTGACAAGCACGGTGCTCCAGTACCTTGAGCGTAGCGATGCGGCTGTCGTTGAAGCTATCCCCACATTTATTACTTTGTGCGAGTTTGAAATCGCCCAAGAAATCAAGACGTTGGGTCAGTTAACCATTGCTGATGCAACCATGACGCCAAGCAACCCCGTGCTAGCAAAGCCTGCTCGGTGGCGCAAAACCGTGTCAATGTCAGTAAAAAACGGTACAACCATGCAACCTGTATTGGTTCGCAAATTTGAGTACCTGAAAAACTATTGGCCAACTGTTACGCAAACTGGTACACCACTGTTCTATGCTGACACCGACTATGAACATTGGTATCTGGCACCGACACCAGATCAAGCATATGACTTTGAAGTTTTGTACTACGAGCGTATTGCCCCACTAAGTTCCACTAACCAAACCAACTGGTTGACGCAATACGCGCCAAATGCCATGTTGTATGGCACTCTGTTGCAAGCTATGCCGTTCTTAAAGAACGATAGCCGTGCAATTTTTCAGCAAAAATACACCGAAGCAATTCAAGCCTTGAAGACTGAAGACATGGCTCGTGTTGCAGACCGTCAAGCCGTAGCCGTGGACTCCTAATCATGACAACATACATTAATCCCTACACAGGGCAAACAATCAACCCTTCACAGGTTGGTTATGAATCACTCACTATAAGCGCCAATACAACGCTTCAGTGGCCAGTTAATGGCAACACCACAAGCGTTGTAGCGAACATTGTTGAGGTAACGGCTACGGTTGCTAGTCTGAACCTTTTGATGCCAGCGGCTACCCAAGTCTCCGTTGGTCAAAGTACTTTAATTCGAAACATTGGTTCTAACGCTTTCACTGTTACGGATGCGGGCGGAAACACCATTGTCAACATTGCATCTGGTGTTGCTCAGTACATCTATGTAACTAGCAATACTACAGAAAATGGCACTTGGTCATCAGTGACGTTTGGTGCGGGCACATCCTCTGCAAACGCGGCGACACTGGCGGGTTACGGTCTAACGGCAATTGGCACCACGCTAAACCAAGCGTACCCAGTCACCACGTACTTCTCAAGCGCAGTTCTAAGCTCAACAAGTCGAGCCAGTTTTATTGTATGGAGTGGTGGAGTTGGGTCAATTACGTTGCCAAGTGCAGGAACCGTTGGAAACAATTGGTTCTGCATGATCCGCAATAGCGGAACTGGTATTTTGACTGTTACCCCGTCTGGTACTGACACCATAGACAGTTTGTCATCTCAGCAATTGCAGATCTCCAATTCATTCTGCGTATGCTCAAATGGTTCTGGTGGGTACAACTCATTTGGCTTAGGTCAATCATCTACCTTTACCTATACCCAACTTGCGTTACCAGTTACTGGTGGCACAACAACGTTATCACCAGCCCAGTACGCCAATGTGATCCAAGAGTACACGGGAACACTGACATCTAATCAGATCATCATCTTGCCTTCAACGGTGCAGATTTATTACATGTCTAACTTGACGTCAGGCGCATATAGTCTGACGTTCAAAACGATTGTTGGCGGTGCCTTAACTTATGCTTTGGCAACTGGCACATCAGCCGTTATTATTTGTGATGGCTCAAACGTATTAAATGCTAATACAGCAAGCGTTAGCACATTAGGTGCAGTGACGTTTGCAAATGGTTCTTCGGGAGCCCCGTCTGTAACTTTTACTGGTGATACCACTGTTGGTATGTACTTGGCTTCAAGTGGTCACGTAGGACTTGCGGCGAGTGGCTCTAAAGTTGCTGACTTATCAACAAGTGGCGCAGTATTCCCATATGGTGTTTCAGGGGGTACGTTTTGACAGCAAAAGTTGTTGCTCTACAGGTCAAGCCAGGCATTCAGCGCGATGGCACGTTATTCAATGCTCCTACTTTTGTAGACGGGCAATGGGTTCGTTTCCAAAGCGGTTTGCCACGCAAAATGGGTGGTTATAACGGCATCTTTATAAACTCACCGTCCATTTCTCGTGGCATGACAATGAGTTCAAACAACGGTATTAACTACGTGGTATCAGGTACCAATAGTGGGTTGTTTCAATGGCGTACAGACAATGACGACGCAACTGGAAGTGGGCCATACACATATTCATTAACTGGCTTCACATCAAACGCAAACAACTTGTGGCAATTTGATGTGGGTTATGACTCAACTGGTGGTGGCATCAGCAACTTGGTAGCGCATGCAGGTCAAAACCTCACGGCCATTGATAGCACGGTAAACACTAAACCTTTGTATGGCGCATTTACTGGTACAACATTAAGTCCAGTTGGCGTATTTACAAATTCTGTAATAACCACAAACGGATTGACGGCACTTACGTTGTCCACAACTTCTGGACGCATCGGGGCTGGTCAGACTGTCACAGGCACTGGCATTCCTGCTAGTACTACCGTTGTGTCTACGGCTAGTGACTTTCCAAACTTAGCTTCTGTTGCGGTAACAGGTACGGGTGGTCAATGTTCTTGCACCATTACATCTGGTCTGTTTGTTGGCCAAACAGTAACCATTGGTGGAACATCGACAGGTTCTGCTACAGGCTTAACGTCTGGTATTACTTACTACATCATCGCTACCAACAACGCTACGACATTTACTTTGTCGTTGACTAATGGTGGTACTGCAATTACGACCACTGCGGGCACAACCACAGGTCTAGTGTTTACTTTGGGTACGTATCAAAAGGTCACGTTATCTAATGCGGCAACCGCCACATCATCGGCAGTCACTTTGACTTTTGACAACAACATAGAAGTTTCTGGTGGGTTGGTGATGCTTCACCCATACCTATTTGTGTACGGCAATGATGGGTTGATACAGAACAGTTCTGCGGGTGACTTTAGCAATTGGGTCGCCGCGGATGCAAACGCTAACAACGTATCTACGGGTAAGGTGGTCAAAGGTCTACCCTTGCGTGGCGGTACAACGTCCCCTGCGGGCCTGTTCTGGACGCTAGATTCCGTAGTACGGGTCACTTACTCACCATCAACGGTGGGCGGTATCAACTATTACTGGAAATATGACCTGATCACTAGCCAGAGTTCCATCATGTCATCACAGTGCGTGATTGAGTATGACGGTATCTTTTATTGGGCTGGCGTAGACAGATTCTTGATGTACAACGGTGTAGTTCAAGAAGTTCCAAACACTCAAAACATGAATTGGTTCTTTGACAATTTGAACTATTACCAACGCCAAAAGGTCTGGGTGACCAAGGTGCCACGTTGGGGTGAAATTTGGTTCTTCTATCCTCGCGGAAACGCTACAGAGTGTACGGATGCTGTGATTTACAACGTGCGCGATAAAACTTGGTATGACGCGGGTGAGGCGCCTGGCGCGTATCGCTCTTCGGGTACTTTTTCCGAAGTGTTCCGTAAGCCAATTTGGGCAGAAAACGTGGCCAATAGCAGTGGCACATATACCTTGTGGCAACACGAAACAGGTGTTGATCAAGTGCTTGGAAACCAAGTGGACGCTATTGAATCGTTCTTTGAGACGCCAGCGCTTGGTGCGTACACGGGTTTGGTGGGCACGAGCCAACAGCCTGGCGAGAACGTCTGGACACGTTGTGACCGTGTTGAGCCTGACTTTGTGCAATCAAAACAGATGTACTTGGTAGTGACGGGTAAAGGATATGCAGATGATGTAGACCAAGCGTCAGACCCTGTTTACTTTGACCCAGACACATTAAAAGTAGACATGCGTGAACAACGTCGTGAGATGCGTATGCGCTTTGGATCAAATACTATTGGTGGCAACTATTACATGGGTAAGGTTCTTCTCAACCTTGATACAGGCGATGTACGCGGAACGGGCAACCCATAATGGTTACATATGATCAAAGAGGCATGACATGGGATCAGTGG